GCAGTTGACACGAGCCAGGACAAAAAAAAATCAGCATGAACGGCGCCAGCAAATTAGAAAGAGGAGGGTCCCATGAAAAAGCAATCTTTTCTGATGGCAGGTGTGCTGGTGCTCTCGAGCATGTGATTTTTGAATTGCAACAAAATGAAGAGATCAAACTTGGTGACGAAAAACAATCCGTCAACCTAGTTCAACGACTGGATGCGACCCCTGTATTACAGGTTGCCGCCTCGCTGGTAATGAGGCTGTATAATTGTCCACTGGATTCCCATCCCCCTTTCGGGGTCCAGGATTGTTTGGACGATCCCTACTTCCCCCTTCTTGCAGATAAATTAGCTGCAGTCTCCCGATATTTTGATCGGAAGAAGGACGAAGGAGTAGTGATCGCGACAGCACAGAGAGTGTCAGAATCCTCCACCGTGGCAGTGCAACGTTTTATCGTTGCTCTGCGGTGGATGGGATGTACTGGCCAACTCCGACTCGAGGGTCTGCAAGCACGATTGTACGTTATGTACATCGCGCACGTTGCAGAGTCGTATCTTAAATGGAAGACACTGTCAGTTTTTTCGTATCTGACAGATCAAGAGTTCCCTAGGCCCCCAAAATGGGTGAGGCCGGAGGACAAGTCTTGGGTCTTGTGGGGTGGTGTTTGCACGCGCTTTATCCAGCATTTAAAGCTGAAACGCGGTGACACCATCGACTCATCCTGGATCAGTAAGGTAATGAGCTTTCTCTTTGTGAAGAAAGCGATGCCTCCTGTTTCCGATGAGATCGTCCGGTCTAAGGTGGAGGAATGGAAGAAAGTCATGACGACTCCTCCTACCTCGTTACCCTTGCCGGATCTGCAGAAGTATCCTGGGATGTCCTTCCCTGCGAATCCCCTTCCTGCCCTTGTGCGGGAAGTCGAACGGACTTGTGATGAATTGTTCACTGAGCGGAATATGCCTGGAGCGTTTGCTACCTTTGCTTTCCCTAGTGAGCGTGCTCATTACGAGTCCCCCATCCGACGCGGTGGAGCCCTTGGGCGAATCCAACAGAGAATGAAGAGAGCGTGCAGTTCTGCCGTTCCCCCCCGTGATCCCTATGATGCGGATCACCCGGACTCTGTTCCTGAGTTTGCCCCCTTACTCCATCCCCATGGTCCTGAGAAGGACGGTTGGTGTTGTCACCTTGAGGAATCCTCACTTGCTCAATCTATTATTGACGCAGAGAATTTTCAACTCTCGGCTGACCGATACACCCCGCCCTTTCAACCCTGTCACTGCCGCTGGAAATCCTTTTCTTCAGCTGGCCAGTATTGGACTTGGTTATTGGACCAGGCCGTTGCTGAGCGCAATGTTGTCGCTCCGCTCGGAATAAAGGAACCCTTCAAGGTGAGAATCATCTCGAAGGGTCCTCCTTTTAGGTACGCAGTATGCTCCTACATTCAAAAGATGTGTCATACAGCTCTACGTACTAATCCGATTTTCGGCCTTGTCGGTGCTCCTCTCACTAAAGAGTATCTTTCTCGTCAGATCGGAGACTTGGATCAATTTACCATCAATCCACAGTTTTCCGAGCCTGAAATATTTGTCAGTGGTGACTTTGAGGCCGCCACCGATAATTTGAGAAAAGAGCTCAGTGAGGCAGCAGTTCGCAGGATTGCGCGGAACTGGAAATTCCCTCCCCTTCTCACACAGATTTTTTTGGACTCGTTAACGGGCCATTATGTGTTGATGAAGAGTGGAAAGCATGCTCGTCCTTCCGTACGAGACGATGAGGAGATTATACTTGCAACTCCCCATAAGGTGGCCAAACAAATGAATGGTCAACTCATGGGAAGTCCGACAAGTTTTCCTATCCTCTGTGCCGTAAATGCTGCGATCGGTAGATACTGTCTTGAGAAACAGAGACAGTATGAGAATCCAGCTTTTGGGTCTTTACCCCTCCGGAAGGCGCCGTTGGCGATCAATGGAGATGATATCGTTTTTCGTATCACTCCTCGTTTCTACCAATTTTGGAAGGATCTCTGCCCTTATGGCGGATTGAACCTCAGTGCTGGAAAGAACTATATTTCGAAGCAGTTTGCCATGATTAATTCAAGAATTTTCATGTACAACCCTCCGAGATATGATTGCCTTCGTGCGTTTAATCGCATGCCTGGACCTGTTGATTCAGATCCCCTCTCTTCGATATGTTTGTCGTTCGAAGATTGGTTTGAGGATCACCGCTCAAATATGCGGTATGATGCTCGGATTTATGAATCCTTCACCTTTGCGAAGGATGGTTGTCGTCCTCGTTTCCTCCATGAAGTCGGAGCCTCTTCGAAGTGGATACCTCAGCGTTTTTCGCTGGTTCCCTTTTTGAATTTGGGCCTAGTTTATGGAATGAAACGGAGTGCGCTTGATCCGTCAGATGATCTGACGGTGCGCATGGGCGACATCGCATCGGGCCGAGAAGATCTCGGTGCCCGGGCCAAGGACCTAATCGATGGATTTCCAAAAGAAGAAATTGATTCCGTTATCTCTCTATTTTTGAGAGAGAATCGGAAGCTTCTTGAGGATCTCGATGGAGTTCCCTGGTTCCTGCCCCCTTGGTTGGGTGGCCTCGGTATACCTACCGGTCGCCCCCTTGAGGAGGTCGCAACTCGTCAGCAGATCTGTGTTGCTGGAATGATTGCTCAATCTATCTTAACAGATAGTCAGCTCGTCTCTATGGCTGGTTTTACTAACCGCCTTAAATTCGAGAAGACTGCCTGGGATTTGATAAGCAAGCTTTCCAGCTTTGATGGGGGCCGTTATGGCCTCACAACACAGACACTAGTGTGTACGAGGGGTGAGAAGGTCTATAGGGACTTCTCCAACCTAACTGGGCAAGTTGCCCGGTTGGAAGATCGTCTTCCACAACTCCTGTTTGGGATTCTTCCGGCTGAAGCCTGGGAAGAAATCTGGGAAGAGCGAGATTTTCTCGCTGAACGTTCCCCCTTCGCAGCAGCGGCCCGTAAGGACCTCTGTCGAAGACAGGAGAGAGCGTTTCTTAGGTACGTCCGTATGTACAGACGTCTCCTTGGAAAGGCTTCCGCCAGAGATGCTCATAGTCATCGTGACTATGAGCGCGGTCTGGTCGCGATCAATGGGCCACCACTTGCGTTTCAAACGCTTGTGGATGCGTTCCCAGATTGTGCCGACTTTGAGTGGCGTGCAATACCGCAGGTGCTGTCCGATGCGGTCCTCGAGAGGTCGAGAAGGCGGGGTGATCTTTGTATCCCCTGCCCTCATCGAGAAGGTGAACTGGTCCAAGATCGGTTGCCTTCTGGGGAGGAGTACCTGGATCTTATGATCCATGGTGTTTCTCTCCTCTCTCGGGAAGAGTTCGCTACTTAATAGCGGGGTGGGTCCATTCCAAAGGACCCACGGTTGGGAAGTGTAGGGATCTCCCTGATGAAACAAGTTCGACTGGATTCAGCCGGCCTTAGAGCTCTTATAGTCTAAGATTTGTTTATGATTCAGGGGGTACACTCTACCCACTCTAGTGCCTCACATGGGGGCTGGGGTGAATACCCGGTCGTATCAAG